GGCATCACGCTCGACAAGCTGACCGAGATGCGTTACACGAAGCTCCCGGCGGCGTACTGGGGCTCGGCGGCGTGGATTCTCCCGCAGGACGCCTACGCGGCCCTCGCGGGCCTCAAGGCGAACAACGTCCCGCTGTTCGTCCCGAGCTCCGACTACCAGGTGCTCCAGAACGCGGCGCCGTTCACCCTGATGGGCCTGCCCGTCTACGTCACCGAGTACCTCCCGGCGCACGTCGCGACGGCGAGCACCGGCAAGAACGTGGTCGCGGTCCTCGGCAACATCAGCGAGGGCTTCTCGATCCGCGAGTGGGGCGGCGTCGGCATGATCCGCGACGAGATCACGGCGGCGAGCAGCGCCCGCGTGATCTTCCAGGGCATGACGTTCGCGAACTCGGCCTTCACCCGCGTGAAGAGCCTCGTGCAGCTCCAGGTCACGAACGCCTGATTCTTCTCCTCCCATCGGCAGGGGGGCCCGGCTCGACGGCCGGGCCCCCCGGCTCCCCGGAGTCCGGATGCCTATCGACATCGCCAAGTTCCGAGCGTGGGCACGGATTCCGCACGAAGCGGACGATCCCGCGATCCAAATCGCGTGGGAGGCCGCCGTCAGGGAGGTGGAGGAGCGGACGGGGTGGTGCGTGGATTCCGTCACGCGCTACCAGTACGTCGCGTCGGAGCCTGCCAACGAGGAGAAGTTGATCCGGCTCGAACGGCAGCCGGTGACGCTGTGCGAGCTCGACCTCGGCGGCGGCTTGTACCTCCCGCTGAATCTCCAACAGATCAACGGGCTCACCTACGCGAGCCTGGACACGCCTTCGGCGGAGTACCCGGCGACGCTTCGCCTGACGGCCGGGTCGAACACGCTGAACCCGCTGCTCGAAATGATGCTGCTGCAACGTGTGACGCAGCACGTACAGTCGCGAGGCGACGATACGTTCACGTTGTCGAGCGACTACTTCGACCGCATTTCCGCCATGATGGGCAAGGGCATCGGGTGAACCACGTCCCCCGAGGGATGATGCGGCAGATGGTGACGGTGCAGAATCCCACCGTCACGGTCGATTCCCTCGGCCAGAACTCCGAGGCGTGGCTGTCCGTGGCCGCCGTGCCGGCGCACATCGAGCAGATGGACACCTCGGAGTCGGTGGATGACGGGGGCCCGGCCATCCAAACGACCTACCGGATGCTCGCCGCCTGGCACCCGAACGTGAGCACCCGTTCCCGGCTGCTCTGGACCGACCGCGGGACCGTCCGGTACCTGAACGTCCGGTCGTGCACCGACCGCGATCAACGGCAGCGGACCCTCGAGATCGTCGCCGTGGAGGTCGTACTGTGATCCGCCTCGGCTTCCTGAAGTCGCAGCCGCAGCGCGATCTGCTCCGGATCAGGGTGCAGACCGAGGCCGTCCGCCAGGCGCTCGCGAAGCTGCCGCCGAGGCTGAACGAGAACGTCCGGAAGCGGGCTGCCCGCCGCGTCCTGTCGCCGTACGTCAAGGAGCTCGCCGGTCGGTGGCTGCGGGCCAGTTTCCGCGGCCCGAGCGCGAAGCACCGGCTGGCGATCTCGGCCGCGACCGAGCTCGACGTTCGCCGTGCCGGTTCCGGCCCGTCGGCCCCGATCCGGGCCCGGATCGGCGTCCGCTACGGCAAGCGCGCCAAGGCAGCGGCCCTCGCCCGTGGGCGGCAGCGCATCTTCCACCTGTTGGAGAACGGCTTCCGGCACAAGAACGCGAAGCGGAAGATCACCGGGCGTTTCATCTCGTTCGCGTGGGCACGAAGTTCCCTCGCACGGATCATGCAGCAGCTGTCCGACCAGACGCTCGTCGAGGCGCACAAGGAGCTCGCGAAGCTCGGAAGGTCCGGTGCCTGATGCCGATCACCCTCGAATCGGTGGCGAAGGCCGTCCAGGAGCACCTGAACAACGCGACCACCCGCCCGGTCTCGGTCGGGATGCGGCGTCCTTCGTCGGACACCCCGGCGGTCGTGTGGGAGCTGACCTCGGCGGATTGCGCGTGGATGCTCGCATCCACCGTCGGGCTGCAATGGACGGCCACGGTCGAGGTGCAGATTTTCGGCGATACGTCGCTGGCCGTCATTCAGGTGGCCGATGACCTGATCTCGTATTGGGACAGCCCGACGGCGCTTGGCGCGAGCTACGCGACCTTGAAGCCGGTCGGCGTGTCCTTCACGATGCGTACCGAATCGCAGGCAGACGGCTCCGAAGGCGACGAGCGCGTCGGCACCATCACCCTCACGATCCAAGGAGTCTGACATGGCCTTTATTGCGGGATACGGCGGCATCATCACGTTCAGCGGCGTCACCGCCATCGGCGGCATTTACCCCGTCCGGTCGTTCACCATGAACGTCGAGCGAGCATCGCTCGACTTCACGCAGCTTTCCGATTACCGGGAGAAGCGCCTGCCGGGTCGCATCCGACGGTCGGGCACCCTGACCGTCTATCGTCAGGACGGTTCGGCGGACGATGCGCTGCGGAGTCACCTGTTCCCGAACGACCTTGCAGGCGCCACAACGACCTTTGCGTCGCTGACGCTCAAGTACGTCGACCAGGGGAGCAAGTCCTTCGACGAGTGGGGCTCCGGCACCAACGCATTCAACATCCACATCACCGGGGCGACGGTGTCCGATGACGGAACCGGCCCGGCGGTCTGGGAGCTGACGTGGGAGGAGCAGTAAGTGCCGATTGACTTGTCCAAGGTCACGGCCCGGAGCCGGAAGGTCACGATCCCTGACCTCGGCGAGCTCGTCGTGCGCGAGCCGACGCTTGCCGACGCACAGCGCGCATCGCTCGACCCGTACTGGTGGACGGCCTGCGTCACGTGCGCCGACGGAACGCCGTTCCTGACCAACGCACAGGACGCCGGGCGCATCCGGGCGGATGTCGCCGCGGCCGTGCTTGCGGAGGTCAACGCCGTCCGCCCTACAGCCGGGTCGAGCGACGCCTCTGGCGAATCGCCGACCACGAAGGACGCCTGAATATGCCCGTCGGAATCGCATCGCAGGAAATGACCACGGACGAGCGGCAGGAATGGCTGCTTGGGGTCATCGCCTGTGCCCTGACCGGCCGCCGTCCGCAGCAGCTGTTCCCCTGGCTGAAGGGCGGCGGACATGGCTGACCGCAGCCTGAAATCCACGATTCAGGTGGACATGGACACCAGCGGCGTGGTCCGCGGCGTTGCCGCGACCAACCGCGAGCTGCAACGCATGAACCGCTCGGCGGCCACGACGGCCACGGCGACCTCGCTGTCGGCGTCCATCAGCGTCGCCCAGGCGGGCTTCTCGGTGCTGCAATCGGTGCTTGGGGTGATCACCGGGCGCATTGAGGAGCTGAACGCGGCGGCATTTAAGTACAGCCCGGAGGCCATCGACGCGAAGGCCGACCTCAACGCAGCAAAGATCGTGGCCGAGCAGCGGACGGGGAGCCTGTTCGGCGCCGGTGCCGCCGCACAGGTGCGTGAGCAGCAAATGCGCCTGGAGGAAAGGATGCGCCGCGAGGAAACGATGGCCCCGGACATCGCGGCTGGCAGCGCGTTCTTTTCGAGCCTCCTTGAAACCACCAAGGCGGTCGGCGGCGCCGTGCTCGACCAGTTCCTCGCCAACGTCGGCAACCCGGAATCAAACCGGACCATGACGCAGGCGGCCTTCGAGGCAGCCGGTATGCCGCAGTTCCTGAGCGGTGAAGGCTTCTCGCAGGGCGGCAGCGCCCGGGGAATGTTCTACGACGAGGCGGGGCTGATGGAGCGGCAAACGCGCGCCCTGGAGTCGATGGAGCGAAAGTTGGGAGGAACCTGATGCCGACGTTTTCCGTCATCGAAATCCCGGAGAGCCGTCAATGGCGGTTCACCGACCGATGGGGCGAGAACACGCTCGAGCTGCACTACCGGGTGGTCTGGACGCCTCCGTCGGTCGGCGGGGAAACGCCTCCGACGGAGGAGGACATCCTGCTCGAGCTCGGAACGGCGATCCCCGTGCGGCCGCAGACACGCATTCCATCGGCCGTGTCCGGCACCAATGGATACCTCAAGGAGTTCATCTGCCGCAGCGTGACGGTGACGCCGCTCCGGGAACGCCAGTACGCATGGGACGTGCGTGCACAGTTCTCCACCTACCACTACGGGTGGCGCGACGATGACACTTGGGGTGCCGAATACGTCAAGCAGACTCGGACCACGAGTTCGCGGAAGGCGGCGTTCTATCGGCTGAGCCCGACGATGCCATCGAACGGCGACGTAACGTGGCCGACCTCGGTGGTCGACATCGGCGGGACCAAGGTGGACACCAACGGCAACCCGCAGACGCGCTCGGTCGCCCAACAGCATATCCAAATTGAGTTCCTGCAAGACCGGACGCCGACGGGCTCAGGTGCCACGACGGCCGACGATCCGAGCTGGACGGCGCTCTACGGATACATCAACAAGCGCAATTCGGCCACGTTCCTCGGGTGGCCGATTGGCACGGTGCTCTGCACCGGCGCGACGGCGACGCTCGACAATGAGTGGTGGCGGGTGTCCGTCACGTTCATCTACGACGAGATGTTCCACCTGGTGCAAGTTCCCATTGTCAACGCGACGGGTGCGCCAGTTCTGAAGCCCGGCGCGACGCTCGCGGGTCAGATGATCCTCCAGACTGACAAGGTCGGCTTCTATCAGGAATACCCGACAAAGATCGACTTCAACAACGCCTTTCTCACCCCGACGAAGGAGCAGTTCACCAAGTCGGGTCCGCCGTACGTATGACGTTCCACCGTCCCGTCTTCGCGCAAGGACTGTTCGGCTCGGCCAACCGGGTCGTGGCGAACCAATGGACAAACGGTTCGGAGATGGCGGTCGACAACGCCCAAGGCATTCAATGGGCGACCTCGCAACTTGTCCGGCCGCAGATCATCTCTCACGGCTTGGTCAAGCTGAAGGACGCGACGTTGATCGGCGTCAACGAGTGGTCGTATTCGGTCGAAACGTGGATCCCGCTCTCGCCGACGGGAGCCACAAGCATCACCCCGGCCGCCGACGAGCGGTTCCTGCTGAATCCCGTCTACAACCTCCGAGAGCAATACAACACCATCGCGCTCGCCGACGGAAACGACCTGACCAATCCCCCTGCGACGATTGGCCCCGTCGGGAGCATCTGGAACGGTACGGCATGGCCGACCACGAACTTGAGCGCCGAGGTGCTCATGTTCATCGTCTACGACCGTTCCGGTGCCATCTATCCGTTCTTCGACCGTCCGAATCCGTTGCGCTGCGAACCGCAGGAGGAAGGAGTCTGATGCCAAACCTTGATCTTGCAACCCCGCTCCCAGAACAGGTGATCGCCAGAGGCGAGAACCACGAAGTCTCGTTCCATGTCCACAACGCGGACACCGGGCAGAACTTCAATTGGAGCGGATACACCCCGCGGGCCGTGATCACGGTCGGCTCGGCTTCCATCAGCGCCGCATCGTTCAGCGTCATCAGCCAGGCGGGCGGCACGGCCCAAGTCATATTCACGGCTTCCCAGACGGGCGCGATCACCAAGGCGTCGTGGGGGAGCTTGATCCTGTACGCGGACCCGACGGCGAACAGCGAGAACCTGCATATCGCGACCGTCCCGGTGCGATTCACGGCGGAGGCAATCCCATGATGGGCTCAATGATGCGGCGGGCGATGATCGGCGACAGCGCGACGCTCAACGTCGATTTCACCTCGATGACGAACGGCGGGCAACTCGCGAACGCTGGCTTCACGTTCACCAATGCCACGACCACCGCGAGGACGTACATCAACGCGAGCGGCATCGTCGCGACGGCAACGACGAACGAGCCACGCTTCGACTACACGGGCGGATCGGCACGTGGCCTGCTTCTCGAGGGGACGGCGACGAACCTGTTGCAGCAGTCTGCTGACTGGACCGTATCGCCGTGGTCGAAGCCAGCCCAAATCACATGGGATGGCACGACGTACGCAACGGCTCCTGATGGGACCAATACGGCAAAGCAAATCACCGTTACCGGCGGCTCCTCGGCATCGGTTGCCCAAGGAATTGCAAACGCAACGAATCGGACGGTGAGCCTTTGGCTCCGTGCAGGAAGCCTTACGACTTTCTCCGTTGGTGCGTTTGATTCGTCGGGTGGAACAACGTGGGGCAACAACGCAGACAGCACTTGCAGCATCATCAGCGGACCCGGATCCGTTACGCAACAGGTCGGGGGTCTTTGGTCGATCACCGGCCTGTCCACCACCCAATGGACACGGGTTCAGGTGTTCCGTTCTAGTTCGTATGGTGCGCTGTTGGTTTATCCCGGTGGTGCCGGAACCGTCACGGGCACGGGATTCATGTGGGGGATGCAGATGGAAGCCGGGAACGGTGCCAGCAGCTTGATCCCGACCGGGGCCAGTCAGGTGCAGAGATTGGCGGATTCCTGCGTGATGACCGGGACGAACTTCTCGTCGTGGTTTGCGGGAGCAACCGAAGGCGTGCTGTTTACGGAATTTGAGAAGCCGCGAAGTCAGTCTGGAACCATTGGGCACGATCACGCCGCGGTTGGTTCAAGGTACGCCTCTGGTTCTTCGTTCATCATCTACTCGGTAGGATCGTTGTATTACCCGACAACCTTGCTGTGGCCGACTGGTGGAGCAATCTTTCCGGGCGGCATCGCATCGGCAATTCCATCGGTTAGCAAGCAGGCCGGAAAGTGGTTTGGAGGAAACGACGCGACCAACTTTGCCAATGGTGTGCAGGGAACGACTACCGCAGGAACAGGGACGCTTACTCCAACCATGCTAAGTGTCGGCGCAAACAGCACAACGGGAACCGAAGCAACCCGAGACTGGCTGAATTCATGCGTGCGTCGGGTCAAGTTTTGGCCTGTGGCGCTTCCTGATTCGCAAATCATTGCTCTCACCACCTGACATGGACTACCTCCTCCGAACCACCACCGAGGCGCAGATGGACGATGCGCTTGAATCCGCAGGCATCCTCCGCGAAACCGACATCGGCGGCGGCACGGGCGAACTGGCCCTGATGCCCGTCCCGGGTGCCTACCTTGACCGCATCGGACCTATTCCGGCGACGCTCGACCCGGAAGGGGAGGTGATCAAGGACGGTGACAACCGCTACCACGCGAACATCCGCATTCTGTTTGAACTGACGCCCGAGCAGCTCGCGGAATTGCCGCTCGTCGTTCCTGCTCCATCGGTTCCTTACAGGGTCTTCGGGTGATCCGCGTCCTCGCCATCCTTGCGCTGTCGAGCTGCTCGGCTTCCGCACGGATTGCCGACGAGACGAACGTGGTGCGGCAGCGGGCGTCGAGCGCCCAGAAGCACCTTGAGGTCGCCCAGGCAGACCTCGAGGCCATCCACGCCGCGGCGGCCGAGGTTCACGCGGCGCTCCCGGGCGTCGAGGACGAGCGGTCGCAGCTCCTCGACACGATCCAATACGCCGCCGTCGCCGCGGGAATCTGCGGCGTCGCGGCCATCGGCTACATCATCCATACGAGGCTCAAGAAATGACCACCGACCAGGCGTCGATCCTTCTGTTCCTCACGTTGGCCGTCGCTTTCGTTTCCGGTTGCGCCATCGGGAGCAACTGGCAGTTCACCCGCAAGCCCAAGAGAAAGTCCCGCCATGCACACGCTCGCTGACGCGCTCGGAAACCTGTTCTTCGCCGGCTGTTGCGCCCTCGGCGGGCTCATCGCCGGTTACGTCGTCTGCCGCAAGAGCAAGAAGTGAGCAACAAGCGCAAGTGCTGCTGCGGTCCACAGGACTGCCCGGAAGGCAATTGCCCGACCATCGACGCCGATTGCGCGTCGAAGGGCCTTCAGCCGTTCACTCTGTACGTGCAGGCAACCGTGTTTCCGAGCACGTGCAACTCTTTCTCGTACGACATCTTGGAATGCAATCCTCCGCAATGCACCGAGTGGATCACAATCCCTGAGGTGTACGAGGGCTGTTTGCCGTGCGACGAGGAGATCGACTGCGGCCCATGCCAAAGCCAGACGCCCTGGACGCCTTATGCGGGGTACCAATTCCCGGTCAGGTCTTGCAACGGCACCGACCCACGCAAATCCGCAGAACGATGCGAACTCCCGCACGTCGGATACTGGACGGTTATCCAAACGAGCCCGGAGGAGTGCGCTCCTCTCGGGTCCGTAACGTGTTACGACGCCGTGTACGTTCCTGCCGGGACGATTTCGGCGGGTTACGTCCCGATGGGCGGCGCAATCACGATGCTGCATGGGCAATTCAACAACTGCGTCAACGGAAACCCGATGACGTTGCCGCAGACCGGTGGCCCTGTGTGGGGGTGGCCGTGCGATTGCGGGACTAATCCGGCCTGCATCGGGTGTCCATGCTCATGCGGGTGCAGCGCGATCTGGCCGACGTACAACATGAATCCGCCCGGGTGGGACCCGACCGACGGGACGTTCGAGATGAACGTCATCTGGGTGGCTCCGTGCGGCGGGTCACGCCCCGGCCAGAGCCCTGAACAACGTGCGACGTTCAACTGCGGCGGCGGATGCGACTGCGACGGTTCGTACATCGCGATCCGCTTCTCGGCGTCGTTCGTCGCCAAGATCGGGTTCGATGAACCGATTCCCGCAGGGGATGCGTTGTTCCCGATGACCGGTGCGGCAGGCGACGGCGGCGCCGGAACCATCTGCGACAGCTACATCGCAACGGAACCCGGCCCGCAATGCGGCCAGTTTTTCTCTGCCACGCCGATATCCGAATACACGTGCAACATTGTTCGCATCTGGGAGGTCGTGTTTCGCCGGAAAATGGACATCACGCAACTGCCACCGGCAAACCTGTGCGCGATGCTGCCAGGCGAATACGAGCCGGTCGGCATCGTGATCTGCAACCACGGCCCGACCGGCCCGGCGGTCTGCTGCGACGTAACGGTCGATGATTGTTCAAATGCGGAGGTTTGTTGGCAGGATCTCGATGCCTGCGAAAGCTCCGCACAATGGAGAGACTACCTGTGGAAGAACGGCCTGCAGAACATCAGAGTAATCATCCAATGACGATCCGTAAGTTGTTCATCAAGCAACCTGACGGAACCACGAAGGAAACGACGTGGGACGAGCTGTCGGCCGCGGCCCAAGCGAAGTTCCTCAACAAGAACCCCGGCCTCGGCGACGTGGTAGCCGGTGCGGCCAACGCGGTCGGGATCAAGAAGAAAGCCGGGTGCGGTTGCCAGAAGCGCCAAGACGCCATGAACCGGGCGACGCCGCCGTACATCCGCCGGGTGTTGGGGTGGGCGCGAAATTTCCCACTTCCGTTCCAAAAGTGAAGCACAAGGTTCCTCTCGGTCGATAGTCTGCATCTAGCGGCAAAGCCGCAGAAAGGACCGAACGATGGGAGAGATCGTCCAAGTGTCGCAGTCGGGGCCCATTTCGCCCCTGGAGCGCGTCAAGCGGAACGAGGAGGCGGTGGCCGCTGTCGCCGCCGTCGTGAAGCGGAACTACATCAAGAAGATCGGGGATAAGGGCTACCTCATGGTCGCCGGTGCTCAGGCGGTCGGCTCTAGCCTCGGCTACACCACGGCCGTCGAGAGCATCCGGTACGTCACGCCGACCGATCACTTGCCCGGCTATTGGGAGGCGATTGCCGTCGTGTTTGACCGTGGGGTGGCCGTCGGCCGGGGCATGGGCGGGGTGTTTGATGACGAGCGGCAATGGGCGAAGCGGGATCACTTCGCCCGGCAGATGATGGCACAGACCCGGGCGACCGGCCGGGCCCTAAAGGGCGTCATGGGGTGGGCGACGGCCCTGCTCGGTGCCGAGGGCAGTCTCGCGGAGGAAATGCCCGGAGAGGGCCCTAGGATGGCTCAGGACGCGTCCGAGGTCGTCACGCGGGTTCCGAGCCTCCCAAGCCCGCCGAACGGCTCCAAAGGGCAGGAAGGCGGCCTACGCCGCGTTCGTGCGGTTCTTGCGGCAGTCCAAGCCAAGGAGTCCAAGGCCGGGAAGCCGTACTGGCGGGTCGGGCTCGAAGCCGCCGACGGCGTGACCGATTGGTTCACCTCGTTCGACGAGGTCAGCGTGACGCCAGGCGTCATGGTCGAGGTCACGCTCAAGCCGTACCGGGACGGCGAGGTGGTCTCCGACGTGGTTGCCATGCCGGTGGGAGAGGA